GCCAGTAGTGCAGAGGCTTGGCTTCTTTGACGCCACGAGTCTGTAACTCTTTGAACCCTTTGACATTGGACGATTTGATTTCAATGACGTGCGGCGTCTTTTCAGCTGAGGGCACGCCCCGAACTGCACCATCAGTCTTGCAAACAAAGTGCCCGTCGGCAGCGGTGTAAGTCCACTGCTTACCAGTATCAGGGTCAACCTCCCAGACTTCTAGGCCAGCGTCTTTTAAGTCTTGAACGACGCGGTCCTCTTGGATGTAGCCGGTTTTAAATAGACGCAGCATACGCCCTTCGGGGCGGTCGTTATGGAAACCGCGCCAATCGTACCAGATAGAGCGAACACACTCTTCACCGATACTAGACGCACCTATCCGCGTCAACATCAGATCTTTGCTGTCGTTCTTCTCGTAGGATTGGTATATCAATTGTTCCAGAGTAGAATTTTCTTTCGGCAATGCGACCATTTTTTCCTCTTATATAAACTACAGCTCGTTCTTCAGTTGTAAACATGTGGTAATTAAAGCAAACCCGACGGCGGTATGTGTAGCCGCCTTTAGATCGGGTTTCCTTAACGTCACTTTGTGCCCCGCAAACCGGACACTTCATCAATCATCCCAAGGGGCTTTTTTACCAGCGGGGGCTTTAGAAGCTGTAGGAGTCGAGACTGGAGCAGAGGGGGCAGCCTTTGCCGGCGCAGCAGGGCGGCCTGAGCCGTTTGGGGCTTTGAAGCCGGTAATGATGTTTTGAGGACCGTAGTCACCCGAACCTTTTTCAATACCAACATTCGCGCTGAAAGGCACGTTGACCAGTTGATCTGAGTCGCTAGCATTAGGATTACCGCACGCTTGAGCCCAGCCAGCTAACTGACGACGCCCGATTTCCTCAGCCTTGGAGCTAGGATTGTGGGTGTTGAAGTTCATGAAAATAACGCGGTTCGCATTTGTAGGACCCAAGACACGAAACTTAGCGCGGATATAATAACCCGTCCCCGCTTTCGTTTGACGTTGCTCAGCTTCCTCACACATCAGTTGATATTCACCTTCAGGAACAGGATCATAAGACCCGCCGCTATCCACATTAGGATCATATTCAGCAGTATTAAAACCAAAGTTAGCCATTCTAAATTCTCCATTTACAGTTTAACAGGAATGCTCTCGGTGAGCTTTTCATACACCATTGGGATGGCGTCAGGACACGCATAGCGATTCTTCGCTACGTACGCGGGGTTCTCCACCAAGTGAAGCAAACGCTCACCCGTGGTTACACCTCGTGTGGTTTTATTGCCGAAGCCCGAGTCACTTTGCTTGACAATGACGCGGAAGCTGGCAAAAGCCAAAACGTCAACCCACTCTTGCAGGATGGCGTTACAGCGGTTAGGCAGTTTGGGTTGATAGCGATCGTAGGGATCGGAGCGGGGGTCTTCATAGCGGACAACCGACGCGTGAGCTAATAAGACGATGTTCATGTCGCGACGCTTACGCAGCGCATCGAACCCGCTTAAAATTTCACGAAACGACTCAGCGATCATCATTTGACCCTTGCCGTAAGCGAGCGCTTTTTCATCGTAGCGACTTTCAATGTCGCCCGAAATCAAAGGCTCAACCAACCAATCAACGGTATCGAGTACTACAGTCTTAAAGTCATGATCTTCCTTAATTAAAGTCTTGATGCTGCTAGCCACATCGCCGATAGTTTCAGCGCGGGGAAACGATGTCACATCCAAAGATGATAAGCCGTCCTCGGTTGAAATGTAAATCGGCTTCGGGAACTGGCTAGCAATAGTGCTCTTGCCAATACCATGACCACCGTAAATACAAATGCGCGGGGGAAGCTCTTGCTTGCCTTTGATAAGGCTGTCTTGCCAATCACTCATGAAAAGTTCTCCTAGGTTACAAAGTTATGAGGTCCGTTAATTATAACCTCAATTTTAACGGCGCGGTTAAAAATTTAACCTTAATTTGCTGTAGGACAATTTATTTTTATCCCACCTTAGCAACAAACACGTGCCCCGCAACTCGGCCGCAACCGTGACGCAGATTGAGCACAATGCAGGGTCACCCGACATGACGATGTAGTCATCAGGGTAGTAGTCTTGTAAGACGTTTCTAGCGTGAGCAATAGCCGCTGAGCCGTCATAGTCACGTCCAATAGAGGAAAAGACATGCCGCACGTTGCCGTACGCGTCCGCTGCAGAATAGTCTCTACGGCGGTCGTAGCTTACCAGCCACACTGTTGGTATTCTATTACTTGATGTTTCCATACACTTCTCCAAATTTAACCTCAGCCTTGACCGGTAAGTCCGGCCACCAGCGTGGAGGGGTACACATAATGCGCTCGATGTAATCACGCGCTTCAGCAGCCTCAGCCTCGTCAACCACAGCCACTAGCTCGTCATGTACTGTGAGAGCGACAGGGTATTTTTGATGCACAATCAGTAGCTGTTCCATCACAATGTGACGGGCTAACGCTTGGACAATGTTTTCGGTGATTAACCCGCCATAAATACCTGAGCGCCCATCACCGCGTGAAGCGTAGCTATAACGACGGTCGGTGGAGCTGTAACTGAGCTCAGGATAAAGCAACGGCAAACCAGTGGGTAGCGTGATTTTGTTCTTACCAGTAATTACCGGTATCTCAGTGCTTAGCGGGCGCTCAATACCTTCAACGATTAAAGGTAGTGCTTTATCGCAGACGTCCCAGAACTTGACAATCTTGTCGTTCTTCTTGCGGTACGCCGTGATAGCCTTCTCACACATCTCCATGGACAAGGGCTTGCCTTGCGTTCTAAGAAACTCAAAGAACGTTCTAGCGGACATACCGTACCCCGCGCCTAGCACCGTCACCTTGCCAAGCCAGCGCTCATCTTCGTCAGCTTTAGTAATAGTGCGGCCGTAAATGAAAGAGGCCATATCGCAGTAAGGATCTAGACCCTTGCGGAAAACCTCCATCAAGTCTTCTTGGCCGGCGACGCAAGCTAGAGCGCGAGCTTCAATCTGTGAGCTATCGCCCACGACAAGGGCTTTACCAGCGGGGGCAACGATACCTTTGCGCAACTTAGACCCGCGAGTCAGGTTCTGCAAGTTAATACCCCCGCCGCCGCTCATTCGGCCTGTATGGGCGCCATAGTACAGTAGCGGAACTGGCAGCGGGCCAGTCTTACCAATAGCGCTCAAGCGGGCAGCGCGAGTCTGTTCAATGGTGGACTTCAACTTGAGCCGAGCGCCGACAACGGCTTGCACCCGAACATCAGGATGTTCCATCAAATCGGTAATACCTTTATCTTGCTTGGAAAACGCGAACGTAGGCTTACCGGTGCGCTCGCTCATTTTCATCGGCGGTTCAACGCCTAAGTTCTTAAGAGCCTGAGCAAACTTCGGGTTTGACATGATGACATCGAGCGTTATGCCCGCGTCCTCAAGCATACTTTCTCGAGCCTTGTCCAACTCAACGATGTAATCATCAAGCATCTTGTAATCAACCGCAAGCAGCGGCATTGTGACCGCTTTGATTGTCCATTGCAGCAGTAAGAACTCAAACTTCGGGAACGTCTTAATCAAACGCTCATAGATGCGATACGTTAGGTCAACGTCACGTACGCAGTACTCGCCTAAGATGTCGCGCTCATAGTCTTGCAAAGCCTCAAGCCGCTTACCTTTGGATACCGATAGCCCGTCAAGCTTCTCACCGAAACCTAGATTAGCAGCGACTGAGTTGAGGCTATAAGACTTCAAGCGAAGTTGCGCCCGCGCTAGTCCTACCGTATCAGTTGCCTCTTTAGGATACCATTGGTAGTGTTGAGCGGCGATAGCTAAGTCAAACTGCGCATTATGACATACGGCGCGAACGTCAGTACCGTAATGTCCAAACGCTTTAGCAATATCATCACCCCAAGCTAGATGCGTAGGCTCGTCGTTAAACTTGAACGCGCAGCAAATAGCTTGGAACCTAGCGTCCCGAATGTACTCAGTCGACGTCATCTTGGAAAGCGAGAATGACGCCGGATCGTAGTACGTCTCGAAGTCAAGCACTAACGTGTTCATCGTTTTCCTTAGGAATCAACCACGCTCTGCACGCCGCACGCCAATCAGTTGCGCGAATACTATCAGCATAAATCAAGCCGTTGCGGGCGCGTTTATGTTGCCACCAAATCATCGCTATCGGTTGAGCCACGTCTTGGAAGAAAGGCGTACGGTAAATACGCTCATCTTGCGGGTCTAGCATGAAAGCTTCAAGATCTTTTTGCCAATCACCGTGATCGCAGTCCTGCATCATTGGGTATGGTTTGACGGCCAGCTCCGCGTAGTCAGATTCATAGTAATCGAGTGGAACGTAGCTTGTATCTTTAACGCGATCCCACACGTCTAGCGAGGTGTAAACGTGCAGCGAGTCAGACATTTGAGTGTAAGGACCGACCTTGTAGCCGGTTCTAGCGGCGACATACTCTTGCAGCATACTAAAGTGGACAACGTTCGCGCCCAACTTACCATAAAGCAAGTCGTTAGAGCGGCAGCAAACGGTCATGTACAGCTCGCCGTCACGAACTTTCCAATAGATATGCGTATTGCAGGGGTGATCTTTTTTATTGCCGCCTAAGTCTAGGATAGGATCCCACATCGTGGTAACAATGCGACGGTCCTCAGGGTTTTTCTTAAGCAGCGAAATCGCCAACTCAAGCTGATCGAATCCGGCATTGTTCCTTAAACGATAGCCGTACGCGCCCCAAAATGTGTCGCCATCATCGCTGTATTGCTTCATTTGCGAATTAAAGTAATCCAGAAATTCAACATCACGGTAGCCGCCGATAATCCAAAGCCCTTCCATGCAATGGAAGAAAGGGTTACAGTTGCGCGCTTCGTTAAAGAGAACGCGCTCTAAAGGGCGAGCGTATGTAGTTGCTACAGGCTCACTGAATTCTATAACTGGCCCATTGCGAGAATTGCGGGGTTTGCCTATGGCTTTGATGTTGTTGACCTCAAGCGGAAAGGCATGGTTTACGTTTCTGACGTTAAATGCGATCATGTTATTCCTCAGTATGCAGTTTCAGGTATATAGGTAGACTTAGGACGACCCCCATTGAGGGCGCGTATGTACTTATCAAACTCACATAAACAATTCTGCCAGTCATGTAGCGTGAGAGAGTTAAGATTGATATCAGCCACCGGTTTACACGTTTCCAGCGTTTCCATCAATTCGTCGTTGAACCGTTCTTGCGGGATGCTTTGTTCCAAGGAACGGCCATAAATTCTGTTCAAGCCGCGAGTTGAGCCAGGACCGATAGGGGCAAAAGTTTTCAAATCTTTAGCCTCGCTCAATAGATGGCAGTAAGTCATATCAGCAACGACTTGGCCCGACATAAAAGTGCCCCAGCCGTACATACCCTCAAACATCTTTAACACTGCCTGAACGCTACGCTCCTCAGGCGCAGTCGTGTTT